TTTTGCGATTTACAAAAAATGATTCTGGTATGATATGATGTTGTTCGTTAGGTTCAATATGACCCCTAGATATCGCTCTATTGATAATAAAGTAATACCACTTGGTATATTTGTTTTGTAGGAAAATTTCTTGACTCATACATTTATTTATGAGAACAGGATAAGATAAATATATGACTATTATCTAAATCGTGTTTGTAAAAAGTGCCTAATATCTTCTTTTGGATAGCCCAATAATAATCCCATTTTAGCATGATAGGGTTTTGTTTTAGGACTACCGAAAGGTAATTTTTTTAATTTAGATACCACATTAATTAACTGTCTGCCTCGCCATTCTTCGCCGGGTAAGGTAACATAATACACCGGTGAACCTGCAAAACCCAAACCTTTCCCTACCAAAGATATTTTTTTATCTTTTATATAAGGCTTAAATGCGGTAATAGAACCTACAAAGGCTGCAGGTTTTTGTCCAGCAAGCATTAATTCTAATTCTTTATTTTCATGAGGACCTATTTGTCCCTCTATCAAAAGTTCAGATATTTTCATTTTAACCTTGTATCCATGTCAAGGGCTGACTGGCGTCCTGATATCTACGCAAATCTTCTATTAAGCGTTCCATATCAGCTTTAGAATCTGCCTTCATCTGAGAGCCATTAAGACTTGTACCACCACTCGGCCCGGCAATGCTAGCAAATTTTTCACGTGCCTCACCAATAATTCCTTTTAATACTGCCAGTGTAAAGTCACCTATCCAAACACCTGCACCCGGATCTTGTAATAGTTCTATAACTGGACGTTGAACATCTGCCCAAATTAATATTCTTTCTCCGGTTCCCTTAAAGTCTCTTGTTACTTTTAGTAATTTGGTAACAGGATTGAAGGTATAAGTTACATAGCCACCAAACATACGTGCTGCTAATTCTACATATCCGGCATAAAAATCATATGTAGCCATACCACCTGTATAGTTATAATTCAACAAATAGGTGTTTAGAATAGCACTACTAAATGGATCAAATGCTGTTGAGCTAGGACCTGTTTCTAACCCAACGGTTCTTCTAAAGAGTGATCTTACATTTATAAATTCTTGTGGTAATGTATATTCATACACGTTTTTAACAACGGTCATTAATGTATATGATTCAACTGTGCTATTTTGCGCACGTTGACGGTACATTTTAATAGCATAATTGAACGCTGCCTCATAATGTTGAGGATCCAGTTCAAGGTCTATAATGCCATCACCCAAACGAAGTCGTAAGTTATCAAATAACGCTTCTTTGAGTTGTTCTTCTGTTAAATTAGTTGGTGTAGATAAAATATCAGTAGCCATAATTAATCCCCGATAATCTATTTATCGGGGATTAAACAATACTATTATTGTTTTAAGTCAGTCTTTAATTAATAATTGAGATACTTTATTTGCCAACACTCGCTCCCGGCTAAATGCTTCAATTTCCCAAGGAGAATCATAATATTCGGTTTTATACCTTTTGCCCATCCAAAGACAGACTGTTTTACCTTTATGATCAGTGTAATATTTTAATTGGCCCCTAGCACGTTGTTTTACATGCACCATTTCGTGTGCAAGGGTAATTAGTATTTGTTCAATATTTAGTTTGCTATCAAGAGCCAATGCAATAACCCTAGTATCAATCAAACAAACTGCTCCATTCAACCCAGCGGACTTACGAAAATCTTTAACCGTGTCAATAACCAAAGAAAACTTGCTGTTTTCGATGTTCAATAATTTAGCATAAAATTTGGCCAGTGCAAAAAGCATTGTTCTTTTTGCAGGAGATTTGCTGTTGACTTTGATTTCCATAATCAGATTATAGAATAAATGAGATTTATTGTCAAGTTTTATTTTCAATGGATTTCATTGAAAAAAAGTAATGTTCCATAAAGTTTTTGTTTGTTTCAAAATTGCGACATTTATAAAATGTATGTTTATCAATCGCAACTTCCTGAAGGGTACCAGACACTATAAAATTTTTATTACTTTTTATCAAGTTTTCAAACAATCCAAGTAGTGGGTTATTTTTTTGTATGGGTATCATTACGATAATTTGTTTGTCAGTGTCATAGAACCAAAATTCTATATCATTTACAAGTTTTGTTTTTTTGTGCAAAGTATCTATAAGTGTTAATTGCAAGTTGTCTTGAAACTTATATTGATATGAAGGATTCAAGTTAAATTTACAAAAAATATTATCAATTTTTTTATCATAATTGTAAAAATATGGCAGCTTAAAACCTATATTTAAATATTTAGTTGGATATACATTTGAATTTGTGCCAATTAATTTTAATAAATCTCGCCTAAAATCAGTCAACGAATTTTCATTAGTAATAAGTTTAAACAACAGTTTTTCACTATAATAACTTTTTATTTGTTCGGCTAATTCTATATCTTTTTTGGTAATATTTTCAGCCAAAAATAAAGAATTTATAGGTAAGTATTTTTCACTAGGGAGTGATTGTTCTGTGTTGTAAAGTCGATATAATGCGCAACTTAATTCAATTAAGTCGCCATGTAAGATTATTGAATCCTCAGATGACACAGCCGGTTCGTTTTTTTTGAACATAGTTACTCCAAAATTAAATTTTTTATTTAATAGTTAGACACTAAAATCTTCCATTCCCGCCGTTTTCAACCTAACCAAATGACCTAGCATAAAGTTCTTACTCTCTAATGCCTTCATTATTCCAAGATACCTGTTTCTAAGCAGGGCTACTTCATTTATCAAAATTTCAAAATCAATGACCTCTTCCTCGCCATCAACATATTTTTCGGCATCACGGCTAGTCAATGCTCTATTATACGCTTCTAAATATTTTTGAAAATGTTTTCGGCGAATTTTCCTTAATTGTACATTAAGGAAATTTAATACTGCTTCAATTTCTTGAAGTTGGTTAAAACGATGTTCGGTCACACCGGGCAAACTGGCAATATTTTTTTCTACATTACCATATATTTTAATCTCTTTTTGCGCTGAAATTAATTCTGATTCATAATGGGTAATAAAATCGGGTAATACCCTGAGGTCTTGTACAATTCTAGTATACCAATTCATTGGTTACCATTCATCTTCATCGTCATCTTCTTCGTAGTATTCTTCATCAGTTTCATGATGATCGACATAGGTTTTTAGTGCCGTGAGAATTTCTTTTTCCCCACGAAATGCTTCCTTAATTTCGTCAAATTCAAAATTATTATCAACTAATAGATTAACCAATGTATCCGCAGCTTCTTTACGTTCATTTAAATCAATATGGCTACGCATTGCGTCCCATACCTCACAAATCAAATTTAAGTTCATTGTTCATTTCCTTTATTTGTTGATGACATATCTTTCATTACAACATTCAGGCAATCATCATCGTTGCGTTCCCAACCTTTTCTAAATTTCTTGATGATTTCGCCATTCTTCGTTGTATATACAAGACTATTCCCTTCTTTAGTCAATAATCCCCTTGCTTCAATTAAATCAGTCAATCCAGAAAAAGGACTCATACCTTGATCATATGGAATTTTTACCTGCACAGTTTCGAAAGGTTTAGCATATCGAGTTTTCATAATCTTGCATACGCTACGAATACCACGAACTTCGCTAACCTTATTACCATCTTCATCTTCTTTGAGCTTGAGCTTTTTCATAGCAACTACAATACTCGATGCATAGATAAAGCCTTGCCCGCCTGAAATCCTATCGTCAGGGTCAAACATATCTTGTGATGCATAGGTGTGATTAGTAGCAACTAAGCCAACATTGTGTGAACCAAACATATTTACACAATTTCTTACTAAAGCAGTCAATGCTTTAGGCTTACGACCCATGTCGCCCTTCATATCACCTGTTTCAAACTGATTAACGTCAGTGGGAGTTAGCAACATCCCCAATGAATCAACAATGAAAAGAACTTTGGGACGATCCTCTGTGGGCATTGCCTTATAACTTTTCACAAACTCGCTAATAGTTTTGGCAACGTCATCAATCATTGCCATATTAAGTTTCAATAACTTTCCTTCACTGGTATCAACACCAAGATTATGCAACCAAGTTTCATCAAGTGCATTTTCACTGTCAATTAACACAACAAAAATGCCTTGCTCTTGTGCATGTCGTACAAGATTACCGGAACAAATATAGCTCTTTCCTGATCCTGATTCTCCGGCAAAGACAGTAACTTTACCAAGAGGCACACCTTTATTAAAATCACCAGAAATGAGGTAATTAAGAGCATGATTGCCCGTACTTACCCAATCAGTTGGATCATTAAATCCAATACTAAGTCCTTCAATAGACTTGGTAATTTCACGGCGAAATTTTGATACATCAAACGGTTTCGACACATTATTCTCCTGTTATCATCATACAGTTTATTTCATTCCTATTTTATCAAAAAATGAAACTTTATCAAGTAATTCGGGACACTCATCCGCAATAAGGTCAAGTTCATAGTCATCTGGATAGTGGCGCAATAAATTTTTTGCCATATCACGAATATATTGTGGGACTTCGGGTGTTTTGTGCGTGCTACATAATTCTTCTAAAAATTTCCTGCTCTGTTTTAAGGCTCGGTGTCTTTCATATGCGGTGGTCATTTGACATATTCCTCAACTTTAGGATTATTACTTTTTATCCTATAATGTATATAGTTCTATCGCCTACCTTGTAGAAATCTGCTGCTTTAGTAGAAACAAACCATCCACTTAGTGGTCTTGTTTTCCCCTTTGCATTTTGGAAAGACTCTTTCCAGAGCCTTTCCTTATGTAATAAGGGGGATAATCTAACCTAAGGTAGGCATAGAACATCGTATACCTATTAAGACTTGTTTTGTCTAGCTTTAATGAGAGCCAAAATGTCTGCTGCTTTGTCACTTGTTGCAGTTTTTGAAACCTGTACGGGTTGTGTAGATGTAGAAGTCTCATTATCCCATGGAACAGATTTTGAAACATCCTTAGATGGTGACTTAGTATTAGCAGTGTTTAGTTCTGTTTTGGGTGTTGTGCTATTTTCATCATCATTTAATCCATATGGACGATAGTATTGACCCCAAAGTTCAGTGTCATAAGGTCTACCATCAACACTTGCTTCAAACATTTCCTTGATGATGCGCAATTCTGCTTCACCGGGCTTCTTTGGCAAGAAGTCGGCTAGATTAAATAACCCATGATTTTCAATTGCTTGTTGTTCAACTTCGGTTAATACGCTTTCTTTACGTGCCCAATTGCTAGTACTATAATCAGCATATCCGCCTTTCATGGTTTTCTTAATGTTGAAATCAAGACCACGCATATAATCAGTGGGCAATTCTTCCATTTCAGGATCCATCAAACTTGACTTAATGATAGTAAAGATTTGCGGGCTAATAATAAATCTACGAATAGGGTTTGCCGGGGTCTTATCATCCCCTAACGGATTTTGACGAACGAAACCTTGGAACAAATAACTACGTTTTTTCCAATACTTGTTAGCCATTTCTTTAAGGGTTTCATCCTTATACCAAGGGCGTACTTCATTTAGAATAGGACAGTTCTCCCCCCATGTTTCCATGCATGGAACTTGTACAATTATTTGCCTTGCGCTATTATTACCTTTAACTCCATTAAATGGAAGTTTGATAAGCTGTCGTTCGACCCAAAAGAACGTGTTATTTGAATTTGCGTCTGGAAGGAAACGAACGGTAGCAGTTGTACCTTCGTCAGCATTCCAATGTGGGTAAATTGAGTTATCAGATGTTGCGCTTTTTTGAGTTTTGTTTTCTTGTGCCGCAATACGGTCACGAATTTCTGCGAGGCTTGCCATTTTATTTCTCCTTATTTCATTAAGATGGTCTTTGTTTTACTAGTCGCCACACATTATTATGTGACTAACACAATATAAGTATCACATACCTA